GACGCCTGCGGGGACATAGGAAGTTACACGATTCCTGAAGAAGGACTCAGTGACTGAGCCTTCAGGGCTCCGAATAGCATCCATGAACTGTGCGAGACCCTTGAGGTAGGTCTTGCTTGTGACGTTATAGGCAACGGCAGACACCATAGATGACGCAAGGTTGTCCCTAGTGGGGTCATCCATGTGTTGAGCAGCATCCACAAAGTCTGCGGTGATCCCGAAGAACATAGCGTATGGGTCTTGACGCTCAAAGGACACGTAGTCCTTCCCAATCCTATAGGAGTAGGGCTTCCAGCCTGTGTCCATGAGCGTCTTCCGCTCACCTGGGTCCGCAGGACCACGACCGGTGATGAGCCCTTGGTAGGCCAAGGTGCTCCCTGCAACGATCAGTGCACTCCCGGTAGCCATCTGGCCTCGGGCATCTGCTGCTGCACGTTCACCTTTCTTACCCGTGAGGGCTTCACGGTACTTCCCGCTCAAGAGGTTCAAGACTGGGGTACGGATACCCACAGCCTTTATGATGTTCACTGGAGTTCTGATGAACGGTGTGATCATCTTCAGATAAGGGTGTGCGTGAGTAGCTGCCTCAAACTTCCGCAGGAGACCACCTTCAGCACCCTTAGAGGTGAAGGTAGCTTTGCGAGCGTGCGAGACAGCTTCATCGTACTCAGCATCCTTGATCCGGTAGACGCCATCATTGCGGTCCATCTTTACAGCGCCTTGGTCGTCCATGGATTCATCCAGGCGACGTGCGATGTACTTAGCGAGTTCGTCACCCTTGAGGCCCTGACGGGTCCCTGAGGTGTAGGCCATAGCCTGAACAGAGCCACGGTAGTTGATCTGTTTGAAGAACTCGTCTTCACCAGTCAGGAAGCGACTGGGGAGGTTTGCCAGTTGACCAAAGCCATTGACGAGGATGTCAGCAGTCGTGGACCCCTGAAGGGACTTGAAGTTGTCCGTGGAGATCGCAGGGCCACCAGTGTTACCATCGCTGAGCTTACTGTTGTGAGGGTCGAGGATACCATCCCCGGTGCTCTTTATAGTAGCCCAACGGTGGCCCTTGGCCTTGATGATCTGTGGGAGGCCCATGGCCTTAGCAGCCATACGCATACCGTCCCCAACTGAGGACATCATGTAGATGGCGAGGTTCACACCTTCGCGCGCCATGGCACTGTTCCCACCCAGTGCTCCACCAAGGGAACGTTCAGCAGCCATGATGACGCTGTTGAGAGTGTTCGAGGTGATGTTCTGGGCATGGGTGACAGCACCCGATAACAGAGAGTTGATCCACATTGAGTTGTGGGCGTTCATCAAACGCATCCACAGTGGGACTTCTTTGAGGATAGACACGACAGTCCGCAGGGAACCATTCGATGCACCGATGGCAGCAAGTTCATCTGGGGATAGATCCCCGGCCACACGAATACGCCCTTGGACCACAGCGCGACCACCTTGAGCTTGGAGGCCAAGGGTGGAAGCCTGAATATTGACGAAGCGTTGGTCGAAGAGATCGAACTCCTTCTGGAGGGCGAGAGCTTCTGGGGAACCTTTGACAACCTGTCCGAGCTTCAGGGCAATGGTTGCCTGACGCTTGGAGAGGCTGGCCGCTATCAGCTTGCCAGCGTGAATCGCACTATCAATATCCTTTGCTAAGACGGTTCCTTTGTTGATCGCCTCCTCAATCTCCCCACGGGAGATCAGGTCACGACCTACTTCAGCGATTTCATCAAGGGTCTTTCGCGTCTTGGGAACGGTCTCACGGACGAACTTCCCTACCTCTTCGAGGGCACGCTTGGCTTCCTCGGGGATATCAAACTTAGAGAGGTTGAAGCCGGAGGGGCCTTCAGTCTTCAGACCATCATCAACCCAATTAGGGTTATCTTGGATGTTCTTTACGAAGGCTGCTTGGGCCTCAGGGGTCATCAGGGGGGCATTGGCCTTAGTGTTGGCCGTCTTGTAGTTCACGTGGTCATCAGTGATGAGCGTGGCAGTATCCGGGGCCTTCGGCTGAACGTCAGGGACATCACCGGGCTTGGGGGCTTTAGGAACCTCTGGGGCCAATTTGAGGTCATCAACACTCAGGTCTACCCCAAGGTTGTTTAGTTCATCTAAGACTTTTGATTGATCCCCAGAGTTCAGAGCCCCTCGGAAGTCATCAAGGGCTGGCGTGCTCTTTACGTGGGCAGCATAGTCATTGATCCGCTCCGCAGAGGCACCACGAATAGCATCTCCGTGGGCTTCCCAGAAGGACGAGGCATCTTCCCCGATACCCTTGAGGTTCCAGTTGAAGATGGTCTTTGATGCTAAGAGTTCTTCAGGAACCCCCTGCTTCTTCCAGAGAGCAATCTGGGATGCAGCTTCAATGGCCCCCTTTATGGAGGGCTTGGTCCCCACAGGGATAACAGCATCATTGTCTAATTGAATGTATTCTTTGTCACCAATGCGCCGGGTTGTTGGAGGGACATCACCGGGCTTAGGGGCCTCTGGTTCCACCTTGGCAACAGGGGGCACCTCAACAGGCACATCCACCTTCACTTCAGCGTCGAGTTGATCATAGGCAGCACTGAGGTTCTTCTCAGCAACCTCCTTGCTCACCTTACCTTCTTTACGGTCCTTGAGGTACCTCCGGGTAGCTCCGAGAGCACGCAGAGTCTTCTCAACCAACGCACCAGCAACGATGCCTTCCATGGCGCTCTTGAGGGAGCCCACGGCATCAGTGTCATTCTCATCAGCAGCCAGGAAGCGGGTGATGGGGTTACTCAGACTTGGATGAGTCTCTGCGAAGTCCTCAATCAGATTTGACAGGCGGTCGGCCTGGGGGTCAAAGGCGAGGGCATCAGCACCCGCACCTACGACCATAGCTTCCCCGAGGGCCGTAGTGCCCTTGAGGAGCTTGGTGGCCTTCAGGGTTTGCCCGACAGCACCGAAGCCCGTGAGGAACTGGGAGATCCCTTGAGAGAGCCCGCCAACCACAGTCTTCGGATCATAGTTTGATCCATCAGCAGCAGCCGTTTCGTCGGAGAAGTTTTCAACAGCTTCAACCGCTTCACTAGACAGATGGTAGTCCGTACCCATGAGAGCATTCGATGCCCACTCACCGGGACGCATAGCAGCCCCCGCGATGCGGGAGAGCCCTTTGGCTCCTTCATGGAAGGCTGAACCAATGCCCGAGTTCACTGAGTCAACAGTGTCCCTGACACGATCCCCGAAGGACAGCGAGGGAGCTTCAGGCGCAGCAGCAGCAACAGGGGCTGGTGCATCAGGAGTCTGCTCCATCTCTGCTAGCTTGGCAGCAATGTAAGCAACCTCTTTGTCTTCGGGCTGTGTGGGATCGGGCATTAGTTACCTTGGGTTATTCGGGGGTGGAGAGGAGGAGGAACTGATCGTCAAAGAGAGCAGTTGGTGTAGTCTTGTAGGAGGCGGCGAGGTCTTTGAGTCGGCCTGACTTACCACCGGTCTTAGCGAACTCAGCCATAGCGGCTTTGAGTTCAGAGGCGTCCTTGAAGATACGGACCCGCTTAGGGACCGAAGCATCAATCTTCACTGGGGCATCTTCCTTGAGGGTCTTAGCGACGTTCGGGAGGACTGTGCCACCTGGGTTGAACTCAGGGATGTCGAGGATTGCCTGACGGAGTTCAGAGGATTCTTGGATAAACTCTTTGTCTGTAGCCTGAGGGTTCTTCTCAGAGAAGGACATCATCCCCATCAGGAACATCTCTTCAGCTTGTTCAGCGAGGGCTATGCGCACGTTTCTGAACTCGCCACTTTCTTCATCGCCCTCAATGATCCTTTTGAGACCACTGGATGACCGGAGAACAAAGGGGTTCCCAAGGATACCCTTGGCTGCCTTAGTCCGGGGCATGATGTCGGTGATGAGACTCTTAGCGTCAGCAGCATCGATCTCTCCACGAGCAAGAGCACCCATGACTTCCGTTTCAGTGAGGTCATTGCGAGTAGCTCTGATGACGAGGTCAGTCTTGACCATGTCGTCTTCCCTGTTCTTTTTCTGAGCATTCAGAGAACTGAACAGGGATGTCCGCCATGACACAACCTCCATCGCCTTATCGGGGTCAATGAGAGTGAGTTGGTCCGTTTCTTGATCTATGTCAGCAAAGGGGTCCTGGAAGATCTTAGCGAGGGCTGAGGACTGGAGGCCCTGGATGGCAGCCTTGTGGTTCTCTTCAGCCTTGGCGTTAGCTCTCCTGTCCCTGCGGTTGGACTCGGAAGCAATCTGGTCCCGCGCTTGCGAGACAGCATCCCGAACATAACCAACCTTCCCCACCGTGCCTGAGCCCGAGGGGACATCATCAAGTACATCAAGGAGGGTGATGTCACCTTCCTCAACGGCCTTGCGGATTACTTCATCAGCCACCAACTTGTTGGCCATGGGACCTGAGAGGCCTACGGCGACTTGGTCATCTACCAGTTGGGCAAGGTCCGCCCCAAGAGTCGGATTCCGATTGCCGAGGAGGTCAACGCTATTGTCAAGAGTGGCACGGAGCATGAAGCCCGTGTCGTCGATGAGGCCTTCTTCAATCCTCTTGGTGCGCTCAACAGCATGAATGGTTTGGAGAGCATCCTGAGACTTCGCCCCCATCACTGAGAAGATACTACCGAACTCTGGGTTGCTTTTGGCGTCAGGGTTGGCCTCCATCCACTTGGTGGTGAAGTCAGCCATGAAGGTTGAGATGGCCTTAGGGTCATCATTGTCAGAGAGGTTCGTCCCGCTGTAAGCAGCCTTCATTGCCTGATCATACTCAAGGGCTGTACGAGTCGCCTTCTGACGCTCATAGCCCACCTTGAACCACGGGGAGGCACCCGCTGGAATCTGTCCTGACTGAACAGCTTCTTTGAACTGGGCCTTGTTGGCGAGGGCAGCCTTACGGCCTTCCTCAGTGAGCCCTTCGTTGTTGACTGCTACCCGTTCATTGGCGAACTGGGTAAGCCCGGGTTGCACCTCTGACCAAGCCCCTGCAAGCTCAAGGAGACGACGGTCTCCCTTTGGTTGCGAAGGGCGGATGAAGGTGTCCACGGGGGACGCAGTGGGGCTAATGGATGGGAGGTATCCACGGTCCTTGTAGAGGTCTGGGACTTGAACCCGATCTTTCGCCACGAGTTACGCTCCCTTCCATTTAGGATTGGTATAGGTCTGATACTGGTCATAGGCTTGAACGCTCTGGCCTGCAATCCGCATGCCTGCACCCAGGTACCCCGGAAGGGGATCTGGACGAAGCTCATTGATCCGTGACTGGGTACCCGACCGCACACCCTCAGCTTGACGCTGGGACTGGTCGATGGTGTACTCAAGGTTAGCATCAGTGACTGCGCGGTAGCCTGCTTCTTGACGGTAGAAGTCAGCCAGAAGGCTGTCTACCGAGAGACCTGCCACCCCCGCCTGACCCGAAGAGGTCCGGGCAGTGGAGCGAGCTTCAGCAGCCCGCTTGGCATTCTCCATCTTAGCCTGCACAACAGCTTCCTGTTCTTGCTGGACTCGTTGGTTGATCTCTGAGAACTGGTTACGCCCCGACTGGGCTGCACTCTCAGAGGCAACCTCACGGGCCTTGTTATCTGCCTTCACACCTTGGTTCGATTGATCAACCGTGTATGCAGTAGCAGCCGCTGAGATCAGCAGTGTGACAATGGGAATAGCGGCTGCATAGCACATGAAGCATCTCGATTCTTGATGAACTGAAGGAACGTGACCTTATGAGGTCCGACGTCTTTCACTTCGTTGGTGATGGTGAAGCCAGCCCACTTGATCCACTTGATGTGGCACGTGTTCCGTGAGTCAACTAAGTTGGTCAGGGTGGGGTACTTGGAGAGAAAATGAGCAACCCAGGGGCGGGTCTTCTTGAGGAACTCCCAGCGGACCTTTGGGAGGCCATCGGAGGCTAGGAGCCACACAGCCCCCACTCCAGGTTCCAAGGGGGCTACCCCGAACATCCCAAGGATCACCCCGTCATGCCAGATGGTCCAGCACTCATCAGAGAGGCTGAAGCCATCTTGGAGGGCCTGAAGGGGGGTCTGGTTCATAGCCCCCACCTCAGCCACGTCAGCCGCCCGAAGGCGGGGAGCGAGGTCTAAGATGTCCTCAGGCTGTGTAGGACGGGCGTGGGTCATGGGAGTCCTTTGGAGGGGCGTTGTAGTGAGGCTCAGGTACGGCTAGAATCGACGATCGTCTTCAAGGGGTAGGGTAGGGACCCCTGAGGAAGATCGTGGCTTATTTGCCGTCCTAGACCCGTCTGGAGTGGATCGTGTACTGGCCTGTCCACTCAGCCGACTGAAGCCGGTGAGGGACTACAGAGTCATTGACAACCGAGATGGACACCCTGGTGTTCTCAGCGTTCACTGGGACGGTCTTTTGACCGGTCCGAGCCTTGACTGTACCCACAGGGGTAGGGTCCCCAATGACGTACGGGGTGACTGGGTAGACCTTGGTGGCCCTTGAGGCATCTGGGGTCACTTCGACCCTGAGGTAGAAGGACTCATTGTAGAGGAACGAGATCTTCTTGAGCGTGAGCTTGCCACCAGAGGTGGGGACCTGCTGACCGTTCTGGTCCTCCTTCAGATGAATCTCTGAGGGAGTGTAGACGGAGGCGTAGGTAGTCCCAACCCAGTAGGGGGTGGCTGCTGTACCAGCGAAGGTGAACTGCGTGGTACTGAGCCACGCTATGATGGGCACCTGGACACCCCAGGAGACCCGAGGGGACGCCGCTTGCTGCTCCTTCTTGTAGACCCTCCAGGCACTCTGGGAGGCTGCATCCACAATAAAGGGAAGAGTGACCGTGACGACACCGAGGGCTTCAGAGGGACTGAGGCTTGCACTGTCCATGCGGAAGTCGAGGTGGGTCTTGGTGACTGAGGGGGCTGTGTCGACCTGGGACACGTCGAGGTTGATCTTGTGATAGACCACATCCCCGATGCTGCTCTTGATTGAGCACAGGTAGAGGACGCCATCCAGCAAGGAGGCATCGACGACATTGACTAGGTCCGGGAAGGACCAGCGGGACCACGAGGACTGAACCTTCTGATCACCGTACCAGAAGTACTTGTAGATGTAGAGGTGGGACCAGTCCGAGTTGACAGCCGTCAGGGCAGCAGAGGACCCAAGGGCCACTACGATCCGAGAGGCATCATCACCCACGAGGCGGATGAGGCCGCTTGGGAGGTACCGAGGGACATGCGAGGTGATGTCAGCGGCCTTGAAGGACTCAACGTCCCCTTGGACGTAATACTCGTAGACCTTTGAGTTCGGGCCATTGTTGGCCGTGAAGTAGATGTTGTCCCCAATGAGTTCTGGGGGACAGGTGGGGGCCACGGGGTACTGGGTGGCACCTTTGAGGGAGGCCGTCTTGGGGGTGAGGAGACCATCACCAGAGATGATGGCTTGGCCCTTCTCAGCGAAGAGCACAATCTTCTCAGCCAAGGGGACTGCGTAGAGCCACTTATCGAAGCCACTGAGGGACTTGATGAAGATGGGGTCCGAGTCCAAGAAGGTGATGACGGTGGTCAGATAGAAGTTAGTGAAGACACCAACTTCACTGAGGGCCACTTCGCCGTCGAAGAGGAACCCTAGGCGATTGCCGAAGGTGAACATCGACTGGAGCTTCTTGCCGATGAAGGGGGGTGAAGGGTTGGTGAGGGTGTCACCAGCTTCCCGAGCTTCCCAGGTGCTCTCTTGGCAAGTGAAGGTTCCATCCCCGTTATCAACGAGGACCAGGGGCATTGAGACTGGAGTGGGTTGAAAGTGTGTCCCGTGTTTCCAGGTCTCTTGCCAAGAGCCATTACCAAAGGTGGAGTTCGGGTCATCAGGGAAGAACCTCACATGGTAGTCATCGTAGCCACTCGCCTTGTCCCCCACGATTTGGACTGACCAGTAGGCTGGAGCCACAGTTGGGAGGTCCGCGAACTTCTGCATCTGTGTGCGGATCAACCGGGTGTTGTTGTTGCCCTTAGAGTCCTCTAAGGCCACACCAGTGATAGCAAAGTTTGAAACAGGCAGCGCGACGATACCACTACACCACAGAGTGGAGTTCACTCGTGTAGTCACAAGTTTGGCTGTGAAGGCAGAATCCAAGCCTGTCTTTAGGTCTGTGGCAATCTGGGTTGTCTTGATGTCATTAGCGACGGTCGGACTGGTTGTCTTGGTGACAGCCGTTGGCCCTGTGACAATCCCCGTGGGGATGTTTGTGAGACTAACAGTCACCGTATAATCAGTGGAGTAGTCCCCCTGTTTCACAAAGACCAGGAAGTTGTCCCTATAGTCATAATCATAGAGGGAGGCGAGGTACGCTTCAGTAACTACTTTAGTCCGGTTCAGCACGTAGGTCTTAGACCCCACCGTCAAACACTGGAAGTCAGCCTTGGGATCTGAAGCTACAAGGTACGTCTTCCCGTCTGGGAACGATACCGTCTTCTCAACTCCCGTAAGGAGATCAAAGACCTTCAGGTCCCCATTGGTGATCATCACCTTATACTGGGAACCCACACCCCGATTGATGGTGTGGAAGTACGGGACCGCAGCAGCAGCCCCAAGGGACATGAACTTCTTCACGAACTCTGAGTGAGGCCTGTGGCAGTTCCCGTGGGTGGTGTCTGAGAGATAGTTCTCCTGGACCTCACACTGTGTGGGATTGCGGATAGACGGAGGCTGTTGCGAGACCCCATTGATGAGGTTCGCAATGGTCTTGGAGATGAGTGCCATTAGATGAACTCACTCCCTGACTTCCGATCTAGTGTACGGAAGACGCTGTAGTTGTCGAAGATGGTGTAGTCCGCTTGCATGGACTCAGCAGAGATGAATATCTTCCGGGCATCTCTCAGGTCCTCAGCCGTGAAGGCCGTGAGGGTGTCCGATCCGAACCAGCGTTTCTGGTAACGGTGAGCAGCCATCATGGTGAAGTAACGCTTGGCAGTCGGTGGGAGTTCATCCCAGTTGAGCAACCAGATTACCGTACCCGAGAGCGAGGTGCCGGTGAAGACATAGGAGCGACTGGAGCGGTCGTAGAGACGACTCCCGCGCATCACTACGTCATAGGTGTAGGAGCCTGCGAGGTCGAATTGAGCGACGTTATTGGGAAGGGTGACGAAGCCAGAGGCATCGATTGAGAAGGGGTAGTCGTCTTCAGTATTGAAGTGCCAGCCTTTCTCTTGGATCTCGCGAGAGACCTCGTCGAGAACAGCTTCTGCACGACCTGAGAGATCAGAGCCAAGCGTATCAACAGGGTCTTCCCCCACAGAGGAGAGGATGATATTGACGGCTTCTAGCTCCGTTTGGGGAGTCTTGAGGGCCATAAGGGTCCAATGTGTTGGGATGAAAGATGAAAAAAAACCCCAGCCCACCGTATTAGGGTGAACTGGGGTTTGGTTTGAAACTGAGGAAGGTACGAAGTTACGGAGCTTGGTAGCCTTGAGCGTTGAAAAAGACGGAGCCCGTGCCGCTTGCAGTCAGGGTGACTACTTCTAGAAGCGTTGCCGCAGTACCCCGAAGAGGGGTTGGGAAGGCAATGTGGGTGCCACTTATGAGACCAGTCGTGGTGATCCTTGAACGCCAGAGGACAGTGCCACCGGCCCCGTCACGAATGGCAATCTCGGTAGCAGTACCCAGAGGGTCTGCCATCAGAGATATCCCCGTGACGTGGTTTCGCACACCCGCAGCAGCAGCAGCCCTAAAGGTTACAGCCGTTGTAGTGTTTGTGATCCCGCCCGAAGCAGCAGCGTAGGTCCAGTCCAATTCGGGAATGCCGAACGTCTTGACGACCTGCGAACCGTTTGTGGTTATGAAGGTGTCCGAGACATCCCCAGCAACGAGAGTCGTATCCACTGCTGTCTGAACCCGACCGCCTTGGCGGACCGGGCTACCAGTACTGGCACCTGAATGTGCCGCAGAACCAACCACCAAGAAGGGGTTGGAGTTCGCTGTGCCATCACTCGCAAGAGTAACACGCAGTGAACCCGTACCCGTGGTACCATTGCCCATCAGAGGCGTAACAGCATTGATCTGGGAGACGTTCGTTGACTGGTTAGTCCCGAGGGAGCCACCAGCAATGAAGATCGCATCCACAGAACCATTACGGTTGAGCGCATAGACGAAGGCAATGATGTTACCACTTGTGTAAGCGGTAGTGCGAACTCGGAGGTACCTCGTAGTGGGGAGAATGATCCAGCTTCCCACAGCCGTTGTCGAGGTTACCGGAGTGGTACCTAGGACGGTTGATGGGACACCCACAAGGGCGACCACCGCAGCAAAGTCAGCAGTGTTGGACCCCTGCCAAGAGACGGTTGCGCCGCCTCCGACAGAAGTAACACCCACCATGATCGTACCATAGTTGATTGTATCAACGACAGCAAAGTCAACGTTGTTGGCAGCGACGGTGATCGGACCATACGTCTGACCACCGTTGACCTGTGCCGCATGGGCGGTCGGGGACACCAACGCCAGCAAACAACCGAGGAGAAGGCTAAGAAGATAGCGCATTGGTGTTCCTTTAGGGGTTAGCTATTCGCGCGAGTAGCTGCCATGTCAATCTGGAGCCAAACGCGGATGTCGTTGCCGACAGTCGCAGCGTAGGTGCCAGAGATCACAGCGCGCATCTCAGGGAACAGTTGGATGACCGTACTCGCATCCACCACAGCACCAGATGTCTGGGTCTGGACAGAGTTCGTCGAATCATCATGACGCTTCACGGTGACCCATGCAGCCGAGGGGCTCAATCGACCCTGGATGGTGACGACAACACCTGAGGTGGTGGCGGGGTCAGCTTCGATGCTGACGTGGACGTTGGCGTGACGGGGAGCACGAGGATGGATACGAATGGCCCGGGTAGCGCCATTGACGCCAACGAGGACCGCATCCGCCGTATAAAGCAGAAGACCAGTTTGGAATTCAGACATGGGTTACGCCGTCTTCAATTCGACAGCGCACTCGGGACGGAGGATACCGTGACCGACAGCCATCTTAGCGACCATCAAGGTGCCCTGGTGACGAACCGAATACTCTTTTTCCATAGCGAGATCCAGCAAGTGGACCGAGCCGACCGCTTCACGCTGGAAGACAATGCCAACCGTGTTGGTGAAGGTACCGCCGTAGGTGTTGGTTTCGAGACCATCATTCGAGATGACCGAGGTCGGGAGGTTGTTGCTCTGGACGATTTCGATACCAGCGATGCTATGGACTTTACCCTTGGCAAAGCTACCCGAGCCATCCCAGTCTTTGTTGATAACCTTGGTGCTACGAGCAAGCGCGTAGTACTGAGCAGGCTTGACGATGACGAAGCGGCCTTCAGTCGGCACGTCTTTTTCATCCATCGCCTGCGCAGCGTCGAACAGACCATCAGCCAAGGCTTCACCATCACTGGCAAAGGCGGGATTGGTCAGCGCCGAACCACCGAATCCACCAGTCACGGTGGTGGCAGCACGAGCGGCCAACACAGCAGTCTGGATGGTCTTCTGGTCATAGGCCTTCGCCAGGGCACGGCCCAGAGCTTCAGCGTACGGACCACGAATGTCATAGTGGCTCATCGCTTCGTCGAGGTTCGCGACGAACACACGACTCAACAGGACACCGTCAATCTGGATGGTACGTTCGTTCTGAAGGATAGCACCCGAGCCCAGTTCAGCGCCGGGAGTGTGATAGAGGGCAGCAGCAGTACCGATAGCGACGAACTGCGCCGACTTACCGTTCTGAATGTTGCGGATGCGATGAAGGGGTTTCATCACGTTGGTTTCTTGGAAGGTCTTCATGACCTCGCCCGAGAACACCTTGAGGAAGAGCGCATCGGCTGCGCCGCCCCCGTTGACCTGACCTGGACGGTTAGGAGTAAAATCAGCCATTGAATGTATAAACTTTTTGAAAGGAGGAGAGACAAATCTCTCAGTCAACTTCCTAGAGCAGCACCACGAGGAGATTGTCCTTGGGCTCAATCCCCGCAGGGAGAGCACATGGGTTTCTTCAAGTGAAGACCAGAGTGTTGTGAGTCAGCCGAAAGGCTGGAGAGCCACCCGCATAAAGATGCAAGTGATGGCTTATAAGATAACGACCGTCTATTCCGGCCTGTCACGGATGATTATTGAGAGAGTCACCGGGACTCCCATGAAACGAACCCAATTGTCGAACCAAGGCCCAACCTCAGGTACCCCAAGGCATCTTGGAGGGACACCCGCCTCCCCTGAGAGGAATCAGGTCGGTATGAGGTACCTTGGAATCCTTAGTCACCCAGTTGGTGAATGGTGCACATGGCAGGACTTGAACCCGCAACCAGTCCCTTTGTATCGGGGTGCTCTACATTGAGCTACACGTGTGTGATGAATGCCACCGGGTTTCCCCGACCTCCCTTTGGACTGCTAGGTCTACTTGGGCGTACCTCAGATACGGATGGCTGTCTTTGGTGCTACACTTGCCCTTTACGGGTTCCGCTGTAGCCAACGGTTGATGGAGGATTGACGACCTTGACGGGCCAATTCTGGCAGGGGGACAGATGGTCTCCCCCTACTCCACTGGTGCTACAGTTATGGGCTGTAGCCAACCCTATCAAACCACCCCGAGAGTTTGAGCGTCCTTACGGAGAGGCTTTCGGGGTCTGTTTTATTTGTCGAATCATCTTGTTGTGTTGCGCAAGTCGCCCGAAGTCCTCATAGGCACTCTCAGGCCACTCAAGTCCTTCAAGCCACGCTTTGGTCTCTTGGGAGAACTCAACGGGCTGAAGCCACAGCAGGTCATCCTGAGGGTGATCCCTACAGGGGCTACATGCTAGACAGGATAAGATGCTTATCAGAAGGCAGAGCTTCCAGACGGGTAGCATAGGCGATCCTTTGGCGTTCTTGGGATACTTCGGCGGACTTCAGTCGCTCCTCAATGGCTCCGGACTCTTTGATTGCCTGACGGCTAAAGTAGTCCAAGAGTCCATTGAAGGCACGAAGCCCCCCATCAAGGATGGCCAAGATGGAGGTCCACATGATTAGACCTTGTCCACAGGGTACTGACGGGCGATCCCGGCATTAGCGTGGAAGATGGCCTCTTCTAGGCGTGTCAAGGCATTCTCCTTCTCACGCCCAAAAGGAACAATGGTGTTGATTAGGTGAGCTAAGCTCCCCGCCCTCTCCCGGAGGAGTCCCAGGTCTTTTATGATACTAAGGGGGGGCTTATGGTAGGTGAAGTCGTTGTCGATCCGCTTGGTAAGCTGTACGTCAGTATGACAGGTGCTCATGTGTTACTTAGCCTTGTTCGGATTCACGACCGACAGCCAGTCCACGACCTTCACGATCTTGGCCAAGACATTATCATCAGACTGACTCGGGGTCAGCTTCACGATAACGGTGGCAGCAGTGATGAGGGCACCGAGGACTGCAAAGCCTGCGGTGATGTACGAGTGGATGTTTTCCATTTAGGAACCTTTGTTAGTGAGAGAACTTAGAGTAGTCGGAGCGGATCACCTTCTGCTCTACCTGACTACGGTAGGCAGGGTCAGACTTATAGCGGCGGTCGCTCATGGCTTCTTGGATCTCTGCATGGCTGCTGAAGACATTACGGCTGTCACTCGTAGCACGAGAGCCATCCACGAGGTGGGGGCCATCAGCACGGTTGAACTGAGCCATCAGTCCTTGGACTGCCAGCTTGCCAATGTTCGCATCACCCATGGCAACAGCTTTGTTGAACGAGGCTTGCTCGTCCTCCGAGAGGTTGTCAGCAGCCCACTTGAGGGCTTCATCAAACGACTCACGGCCACCATCAAGACCTTCGGTGATCTTGGTCTCATAGTCCTGGCGGTTGGCTTCCATGCCACGCTTGTAGACGCTGATCTGGTCAGCACCGATGCCGGAGTCAGAGAGCTTCTTGAGGCTCTCAGCGGAGAGTTCACCCTTCGAGGTGTACTCAGCCTGAAGGGCCGTCATATCCAGGCCAGCAGCCTTTACGGCTTCATTGGCTTTGATCTCCAAGGAGCTTGGGGCGCTTGGGACAACAGGGGTAACCGGAGGAACTTCAGTCTGCTTAGGGCCACCGAGTTTCTTTTCGAGTTCGGTGTAGCTCTTAGCGAGGTCTTCAGCGGACTTGAACTTCTCAGGGAGCCAAGCGGGGCGTTCACCCTTCACTGGTGCGCTGGTGACTGGAGCATCTGCGCCACTCTCGGGGGCTTGGATCTTGATAGATGCCATTGAGCCCGTCTGGGTTACTTCAGTGGCCATTAGTGATCAACCCGGACAGTACCCGAACCCAAGGTCACCGTATGTTTAGTTACAGCGGCTGGGGGGAGGAGAGAGGTTTGGGGGTTGAAGGTCGGGAGGGTATCGAAGTCAGGTGCGCCCTCAGCCGGGTTGTTGACGATAGGAGCGTCAGCAAGGATCAGAGGGGCGGAAGGCGTATTGTCCTTATTCAGGGTACGGGCCTTGGGCATGTGGTCTTCTTTTGGTTAGGCAGCAGTCGGAGCGGGTTGCTCCAGTGATGCCTGGGTTTGGGTATTGGCGAGCTTGCCACCTTGCGCGATCATCTGAGGACCGAGCGCAGACAGGGCGTTCTGTTGCTGTTCTGCTTGGGCAGCTTCAGCAATCTCTTCATCAGTCTTGATCAACCCCTTGAGGTCGATCCCGAGAGCGGTTGCTCTACGGCGGTAGATCTCCCCGACATGAGCGTACTTCTCCACCGTTGGGGTGATGAGTTGTGACGTTTCAGAGAGGAGCATGTCCAGCTTGGTGAGGTCGTTGTTTCGACCGAGGGCTTCTAAGCCTGTCACGATTGCTGGACGGATGATACCTTCAGGGAACTTCGGGAGCTTCTTGCGGGACTGAAGGGAATCGATGAGGATGTTGACCAGCGGGAGTTGGAACTCCTGACTGAGGACAGCATACACACCGCCCAAGGCAGTCTCTAGTTCACCTGCCAAGAACCGAATCTCTTCAGCCGTGACTCGTTCGCCATTGCGTTGAACGGAGGAGTTGAGGAGGAAGGCTTGGGAGATACGAATAGCAATGGTGTCGATGGTCTCTTTGACCACCCGGAAGTCATTGTACTTGTTGAGTTGAAGGACGGTCACGTCCAGGGCATTGCCTTCAGCGAAGCCACCATTGGGCTTCTTAGCGATGTCTTGGACACTGGTGTTGCCATTGGGGTTCACGAGGAACAACACTTTGGCAGCAGCAGCCGAGCCCTCTACGAGGCTTTGTTGCAGCCCTTCAAGGGACTGTAGGTCACCGGAGAGTTCTTCGACGTAGCCACGGCCATAGTTCTCACCTTGGATCTTTGTCCAACGGAGGGGAAGCCAGGGGCAACGGTCTTTCTTATAAGAACCAATCGACTCACGGATGAGGACACCCTTCACCTCTTGGTGGATGTTCCACGACTTGCCACCTGGGGCGAGCTTGATGCAGGTGAAGAGATCAACGGTCCGTTCGACTTCGTTGGTCTTACTTTCAGCGAGTGCGCGGTAGGCCTCAGGGAGGGCCGCAGGGGCTACGGTTTCCTTGAGGATAACCTCAAGCATGTTGCCTGAGACATCACGGAAGACCACGTACTGGGACAGGTGGTAGACCCGCATCCGGTCCTTCTTGGGTTTATGGACCAAGACGTTACCGGCGACGATGAGGTGTTTGATCGCCTCAAAGGCATCAGTGCGGATGTGGGTAGTTTCAATCTCTGACTGGACGATGCGCTCACCTTTGGCAAGGGCTTCGTCGAGGTTGGTCTTGAAGGCTTTGTCGGCTGAGGCTTGGGCTTCCAGTTCAAGGTCGTCCATCTTCCAGCGGAAGGGGGGGGTATTCGGAGGGAACAGAGCCATCAGGAGCTTGGAGCTTAGGTTGCTTACACCGCGAGAGCCTAGGGACTGGAAGGGCTTGTAGAGGTCCGCAGAGCCGTTGTGGCTTTCCGGGGGGACAAGGCTGGGGATGGTCAGCTTGGCCGACTCCCGAGCCCGATCCAAGAACATGTCCCGCTCGGTACGCAGTTGTTCGTAGCGGGCATGTGCCCCCGTGGGGGGGTATTCAGTTTTCATCGTCTAGCTCCCGACGATCTAGCTCCCGCCGTACCACCACCGCGTCTGCGGGGGGCCGTGGCAGCCTCAGCTCGGGCGTCAGCCGAAGCCGCTCGGGCCTCAGAAGCCGCTAGGGCATCTTCACCACTCAGCGGGGTGTTCTGGTTCGGACGGATGAGGATGCGACTGACAGGCGTTCCCACGTCCTGGTTCCCCATGCCACTCAGGTCCACCTTGGGCCTAATGGTCATCCCCCGACCCCTTGCCATCTGTTCCCGTTCCCCGATCTGGGGGACATCTGGGGAGGCTTCAGGAGCTAGGGGGGCAGGGGGCGTAGAGTTCTTCGGGATCTTAGGACGGCTTGAGCACATTGAGGTTTGCCTTGGTGGTCTGTTGTTCCCTTAGGTGGGTTCGCAGGGTGTCGATGACTTGCTGATGGCCTGCAAGGACCCCGTAGGCCCATTGGGAGCCTTCGTTTACTGGGACCCTACCGGGGTAGACTTGGGCCAGAAAGACCAGCAAAGCCTCTTCGATCTGAGGGCACTTTTGGGTAGGCATGGGGACCTCGGTTTTAGGGGTGGGCTAGGGGGGTATCTTCCCTATGAGGGGAAGGGGCCTATGGGATAAGGGCGTAAGCTGCTTGCTGTAAGGTACTTAGTTGTCCTTGGTTGAGGATTTCGATGTCGAAAGACTTGTCGTCCAACAAGCCCTCGGACTTGTGGTCAGTCTTAGCCACCACTCCTGGGCGCTTCACCCAGACCATCTTAGCCCCCAAGGAGTCCTTCATGACCCTATACTCATTAGGGAACCGCATGTCATCTACGACCACCCCTTCGTAGCAGTTGGACCCGATGATGTTGTTCACGCTCCTGATCAGAAGGTCTACCCAGATGTTGGGGTCTACGAGGCCACGGCCCCACTCGGTCCCTAGGGTCTGCAAGAGGTACCGGGCGGAGCGCCCACCAAGGTCGGGGATGGGGCGGTCCTTGTGGGCACCTTCCAGCCGATACTCGATCTCAACTTCCCCCATCCCCGTAGAGCGGAGGAGGGAGCGCACCATGTCCTTGAGGGGGGCGGCGAACTTGAGGACCTTGAAGCCCACCGACTCAAGGGCCTTGGCGACCTCAGACTTGCCCGCCTGAGGAGCTGAGGAGTAGAGGGCAATGATCATGACATGGTCTCATACTTGATTACAATGACTTCCTTAGGGACCACTCGGATGGCTACCACTTCGGTCTCCCACTCCCAAGGAGTACACTCCTGGAGTTCGGTAGCCCCCTCTTCAAAGAAAGCCCGGTAGAACTTATCCCCCTCCTTGAAAATAAGGTCGTACTGGATTGCCCACCGGGACTTACCGCTCTGCTCCTGAGAGACGACCGTTAGGCTTTTCGATGAACCGTCCAACAGTTCAAGCATTGCAGCTTTAGGGAATGTGCGAGTGATCATTTAGGCACCACTCGGACACGTTGGATATGGGGGTAGAAGTGCCCCTCAGCGTTTGCTACTGGAGCAATGGACATGTAGAGGAGGCGGTCATCGTTTACACCAAGCTCCTCACACAGAACCTGAAAGGTCCCCTTGGACACTTCGATGACCTCAGGGAGTTTCTGCCCCAGATAGGCCATCTCTGTGAGGTCCCGTTGTAACGCTTTGGAGAGCGCATACGGGCTCGCAAAGGTGGTAGTAATAGTGGTCTTGATCATTTAGGTGTGCTCCGGAAAGGGCCAAAGGAGGATGGTGAGGGCAACCCCCATGAGGGTGATGAGAACAATAGCGAGAGGCATCATAACTCCTCCTCTGACATCTCCTGAAAGCATAATGCGATCATAAGAGAACGTAAAGCTAGCACTGAGGTCAAGAGGTCAGAGACGTTAGCCCAAGGACAGTTGCCCTCTTTCACGTCGTGCACTGAGCACTTGATCAAGAGCTTCTTACTGAAGGCGTCTAACTCTTCCTTGAACTCAACCCGTGACTCTTCGATATGTTTGTTCTGAATCTTCATGCAACTTCTCCATCTGCGTTGTGTTGGATAACCACGGGTTCAACTTCCTTTGGCGGTTGCCAGAGGATCACCCGTTTATTGATTCGATCATAGTCAGAGTTCCGACAGATGCGGGCTACCCGCGCCTGAACCAAGGCGTCCTCTTCGGTGAGGCCCTTAGCAACATAGGTATCGACGATCGCTCCCCAGTACTCGCCTTTGGAAATAGGACCGAGAATGCCAGTAGCTTTCTTGGGTCCGATCCCTGGGCATCCCTTGTAGCCATCCGTAGGATCGCCAATGAGAGTCTGGTAAGCATGGTAGTAATCAGCTTGGTCAGCATTGATCCTCCGAGTACCGAGTTCAGGTTTGCCTGGGTTGTAGAGCAGACCTGGGATGGACTGGAAGTCCTTGTCGATAGACACGATGATCCGTTCCCCTTTGACCAAGTCCGGGGCTGTCGAAAGGATACCAAGGACATCATCCCCCTCTAGGGTTGGACGAGCGTAGGTACTCCAGCACTTGACGGACATGATGAACTCACGAAGGAAGCCAATCAGCTTGGGCTTCGCATCCGGGTCTCGGTTAGACTTGTAGGTCGGCAGGATGTCTTTGCGCCAATTGGTACCATTAGGACACCCAAGACACATGATGACCCTATCGCCACCAAGATGGTCTTGGAGTTCATCTACCTGTTGAGCAAGGTTGACCATCGCCTGCTTCTCGTCCAGGTGGACGGAGGTGGCTTCACCCCAGTCGTAGTTGGTCTGACCGGAGGTGGCTGCTTTGTAGACCAGCACGTCTGAGTCGATGAGTAGAGTCCGGGTCATGGGTTTGTCGCAGTACGAATGAGTTCAAGTTTAGTGGAGACACCTGCCAACTCTTTACTCCACTTGTTTACCAAACTCCAACTCCACCCCTCCTTGGGAAGCTCAGTGGCTATGACGTACTCTCGTATTGCTCGTGAGAGTTCATCAGCGCGATGCTCCAGCCAGATGGTTTCGGGCATCACACCAAGGGGAGGTTTGGGGGGCTGGGGGCTGATGTGGTCTGACACTCGACCACAGACCCGACAAGCCTTCGTCCCCCCATTCACATTTATACGAAAGTATACGTGCATACCATCAATACTCTGTGGGCAGGTACTCACAGGGGCACCATCCCCTTCGCTCCAAACAACAGCACCCATCGCTCACTTGTGGGAGCCCACTTCACATCCACCTGGAGGAGACCATGCTGAACCAGTCGTTGCAGGAAGGCATAGCAGGCTTCCTTGTGGTCAGCGATGGTGGGGATGGAGGAGGTTATGGGGTGGGCGTAGAGCACATCGACTTCGGTGGTCATAAAAGTTTATTCTCTCGGATGTCTTGGGTGACTGATTTCCAGCCTTCGGGGTCAGCCTTCCGAAGGGAACTTATGAAGACACTACAGGCTTTCATTACAGTTTCTAAGATGACTAGCTCCTTTGCGCTAGACCCCTCCATCATAGAGAAGTCATCCCGATGAAGTTTAGAGACAGCAACGATAGCGTCTCGGAATGGCCATGAGGCTATTGTCATAGAATCCTTAGGAGTTGATCTTCAGAGATGAAGCGGTCAGGAAGCTCTAGCACTCGGGCAGACCAGACAGGTTGCCAAAGGGGGCCATGCTTAGGGTGATCACCGGTCTGTCGCCAAGCGACGAACCACCCAGTGACAAGAACCATCTTGCCGTCCCACCCGTCCGCCAAGTAATCCTTGCCAGGATGAGAGACCTTGAGGGTCCTCAGTTCTGTCTTGGGGTTCCGTGGGTGAGGGTGGTACTCTTGGGTTGTAGGCATCAGGCTTCTTTCAGTAGTTTCAGGTACCACTTAGCCACCTTGAGAACTTCAAGGGGAGTACCGGAGGATTTGATTTGGTTGGCGAGGGCTGAGAGGACCACCACGTTACCTTTGGTGTACCCAAGGGACGGGATGATCCTGTCGAGCGTTGGGCTCCCTGGTCCACGAGAACCGGGAGCGAGAAGGATACCGAGAGCGGGACACCGCTTCGGAATGAAGATGTCATCGAGGGTGAGATTGAACGAGAGCTTCTTGAGTATAGCTCGTTGCTTAGCCCATCCGAGGAGACGCCACTCTCGGTACCGTCTAGTGGGTCTCACACCAATTCTTGCCAACACGGTAGGCACCAGTCAGAGGACACTTGGAGTCGAACTCCTTGCCCGCTTGTTCGATGGCGGAAACAACGGTCTGGCCTGCGATCTCACCAAGATCAGGGCGACAGCTAAGCTGAAGCTCATCATGAAAGAATCCGACCTGGGCAAAGTCCTTACCGTGAACTAGTCCAGACTTAGTCAGCGCACTATGGGTGATCCAGGTTGCGCGCTTCATCACTCGGGCTTCAAAGCCCTGGAGGAGGGAACTCAATGCAGCGTGTTCGGAGCGGGTCGGGAGGATGCAGCCATCCAGGCCAACGAGGTAGCCCCGTTCCTTGACCTTCGCAGAGACAGCAGCTTTGAGAGATGCCAACGCTGGAAACTTCTTGAGGAATGAGTCGATGAGCTTCTGGCCCTCAGCTCTGCTAACACCTGCGATGGAGCCAACCTTACCAGCCTGTGCCCCCAGAAGGAAGGCGTAGATGAAAGTCTTCGCCATATCACGAGTAGCAAAGCCAGCAGCTTCCTGATTAGCCTTATGAATGTCACCTTCGAGAATGATCTTCCCGTAGGCACCACCATCCCATGGGTACAGGTAGTGGGCTAAGGATCGTAGCTGGATTCCTGAAGCGTCTGCCCCAACTAGGACATGACCTTCATCAGCTACGAAGAGGGCTCGACACTCCTTACCATAAGGCTTGTCCACAGCGGGGACCTGACTCATGTTTGGGTTGCTATGGGTCACTCGGGTTGAGACAGCACCATTGGTACTCACCCGCCCATGAACCCGTCCGTTCTTCTCAAGCTTGAGCCACGCCTTGTCCCCTTCGGCCAACTGACCGATGCGCTTCTCAATGAGAAGATACTCGCAGATAGGGGTGATCTCAGGATAGGGGAGACAGACAAGAATCTCTTCAGTGGTCGAGGGCTTCCCGTCGTCCCCATACTGCGACGGCTTCCACCCATACCTCTGAATCAAGAACTTAGCAATGTGGTCGTGTGACCCTGGGTTGAAGGCGGTGTGTCTCTGCTTGAGGGGGCCAGCTTCGATGGAGCAATTTCTAGGCTTCAGGCCTAAGGTGCGCCGATGATCTTCCGCAGCAGTCTTTGTCGCATGCTGGGTTGACAAACCTGTCCCCGCTGGTGCCCCTGCGAACTGAGACAGGAGGGTCAGCTTGTAGAAAGCAGGGACCTTCATGTCCTCGCTCCACCCCGAGAACCCATCCCGCAACTCTTTCTCCAAGGTGTTCCTCCGCTGACACAAGGTCGCATAGAGACTCACAGCAGCCTTGCGGTCGAACCGGAAGCCATGCTGTTCCTGGAGCCAGATGACGTAGGCAAAGCGGTGCTCATTATCGAGAGCCGCTTCGGAGTACTTCTTACTGACGATCAGGTCCACCAACTTCTTGTTGGTGTGAACATCCTGGATGCAGTACTTCCGCATCTCGGGAGTGTAGACCTTCCAGTCCGCAGTCTCACCGAAGGTATCCTTCTTCTCCCCGAGTCGCCAGCCCCACGCCTTGAGGGAGTGAGAGCCAATGAGGTTACCTGGGAAGTCCGGGGTCAGCTTGCGGAAGGCGAAGTCCTTCACCTTCAGTTCCAGCCACATGTGCTGAGAGCAGATGAGGGTATCCCTAATCTTCCAGCTAGCCTTCATTGGGTCGAGGTTACACCACACCCCGTAGAGCTTCTTCAGGACCGGGAGGTCGAACCCAAGAATGTTGTGTCCCCAGAGTTCAGAGGCTGCTTCGATCTCGTGGACACCAGCTTCAATCTGGTCGCCATCATAGACAGACACTTCGGAGGTGTCGAGGTCCAGGGTGACGATGCAGTGGACTTTGGTTACCTCAGCGAGGAGGCCATCGGTTTCGATATCAAATAGAAGGCGCTTCATCGTTGGAACCTCAACCACCGTTTCCACCGTGGTAGCCCATCCCTTAAGGAAGAGAGGCTTATGTTATAGCCCTTGAATGTGCCTATGAACTCCTCATCGGAGACAGGGTACCCATGGTCTCTGAGTTGTTGAGCGAATGTAATAAGCACAATGGGGCGGGGGGCTGTTAGCCATTGGAGGAGGCGCTTCATTCCACCACCCCATAGTCAGGGACAAAGGTGGCAGACAGAGCGACCTCGAACTTCTCACTGGTCCCATCTGAAGGACCCCAGTCTACATTGTAGTAATGAAGCCCACCACCGTAGTCCGTGACGCCAACCACGATACCGGGTTGCTTCTCAATGACTGCTTTGTGGAAGACTAGCTGGCCTACTGAGAACTTTGGTTTAGCCATTTCTCTTCTAGCTCCTTGCGTAATTTGGTGAAGTCGGGGTACCCATAGTCACGAGGTTCAGTCACAGTTATGAGTTTGAGACAGACTCCACAGACACCCACGTGCCACGTTGAGCGGGTCCACGCCTTACCAGCCTTGGAGCCACAGTCGTGGCACACCCACATGGGGTAGTCTTTAGTCATCAGCCCACCAGCTTCCAACCAGGGTACTTCGCGCTCAGCCGGTGGAATCGTTTGACCGACCGGGTACGGTCATTGCCTTCGTCACGGGTGATGGTGAAGGTCTGGTTGAAGGCATCAGTAGTGAACTGCTCCGTGTGCCAGATGTTCCCCTCTACGTCCATGCCGATCTGGCAAGGACCGAGGTCCAGGCGCTCAATCATCCGTTCAGGACTCTCGTTGTGGCGCGCCATGCGGATGATCTGGATGGGATAGTCGAAGTAAGGATGTGTTGCTTCAATGACTGAGGATACGTCCGTGAAGGACAAGTACTCAATGGCTTCATTGGAGACGAGGACACGTGCGGTGAAGCCCCGCTTGGCAAGATAGTCCAACAACGCACAGTCATCCATGTCGTTGGCGTTCATGAAGACATCCAGGTCTTTCGGGAGACGACCAAAGAAGATGTCACGAAGAAATCCGCCGCCGACCACACAGCGACAGGAGTCAGGTAAAGCCTGGATGGTGCGTCGGGCTTGGATTATAAGTGGACACTCCATCTCCCGCCGCATTCCTTCTTTCGGTTTCTTGAAGTTGAACTCGTACATCAGAATAGCTCCTTTGGTTTGTTACCGTCTACCGTCTCAGGGCCGAATAGCCCACTCGGAGACAGCCGTCCGGTCTTGGTGTCATATCGAACATCCCCAGCAACGCCGGTCTGTCCGTTCCATCTGCACTTCAAGACCCTTAGGGTACTGATGTGCTTCTTCGTTTCGTCTTGTTGGTCTCGCTCAATACCAATCACCGTATCAGATAACTGGCCAATCGCTCGGGACCCACGGAGTTGATTGAGAGCCGTGTGTCCACCTTCTTCGTGCGCCTTACCTTCAGGGGTCTTGAGGTGACTAACCAAGATCATTCCGACACCCGTCTCTTGGACGAGGGAGCGGAGCTTGGTCATCAGGTTGTCGATGATGCGACGCTCGTCACCGTCTTCGATGCCAGAGACAGCAATGCTAAGGTGATCAAGAATGATCCAGCCGCAGTTGCAACCACGTGCCAGGAATCTAATGCGAGAGACAAGGTTCTCGGACTCAAGAGAACCAAAGTGGTCATAGAGATAAACATGACCACTACCAACTGTGGCATCAAAAGCCGCACGAAGGGACGCTTCGGGGACGCCTTCACGCCCAAGGTGGAGTGGTTGGTCAAGGTGGACTCCCATCAAACCGAGAGCGGTTCGTTCGGTGGACTCTTCGAGAGCGATGTACCCTACGTCTTCGCCTGCCATGATCAGAGGGTAGGCAAGCTCACGACAGAACTGACTCTTACCAATGCCCGACCCAGCGCAGAGCGTGGTGATCTCCTTCTTGCGGATACCCCCCACCACAGCATTGAGTGTCGGCCACGGAGTGGGGAAGCTCCCTGCCTCAGGGTTCTTGACGATTTTCTCCCACATGTCCCGACCATCAATGATCCCATCAGGACGATAGGTCTTTGCAGACCACGTAGCGTCGATGAGTTCCTTCACACGCCCTTCAACCAACATCTCGTTGGCGTCCTTCAAGGGCAGGGTCGCGATCTTGCATTTACCTGGGGTGAACAGCAGGGCACATTCCCGTGCTGCCTTGATCCCTGGTTCGTCGTTGTCAAAGCAGAGGACCACTTCTTCAAAGGACTCAAGGAACTCCAAGTCCGCTTGCAGTGCCTTCTTGGCCCCTTGAGCCCCATTAGGGACACTCAGGGTGGGCCACTTGTGATCCTGCACTTGACTAAGAGAGATAGCATCGATCTCCCCTTCGGTGATGATGACCTTCTTGCCAGCCTCACGGCACCGATGTTTCCCATAGAGACCAAGAGGACCCCCGAGGATGAGGAAGCCCTTGTCCGCGAAGCGAACCTTCTGTCCCACAAGCACACCTTGGCCATCACGGTAGTCTGCCACTTGGCACGGCTTGCCGTTGTAGGTGGTACAGTGGTACCCCCAGACCTCACAGGATTCAGCAGTGATGTTACGCACGGAGAGGGGCAGGAACTCCCCAGTTGGGATGAGGTCCTTTACCACCCGAACCCTCGGTACATTGGTCGTCGGTTCTTGGTGATCCGGTGACGGACCGCGAGCATGAAAGCCACAAGCAAAGCAATGCATGTGACCGTCAGAATACAGGACGAGATTGTCCCCATGTCTATCCCCGCCGGTTTCTTGGCAAGCTAAGCACGAAGCCTTCCCGATAGCAGATGAGGTTGGAAGAGAGGTAGTATTTGACATAGCGTCGGCCTGTGATGTCCGTCTTCTGGATAGAGGTGATCTTGTGGCCAGCGTCGCGGAGGTCTCCGACTACACGAGCAAGACGAGGACAACGATACAAACCAAGGGCTTCCAGGTGGGTGATACCACGAGTGTCCCCCGTTGCGTTATCCTTCGACTGAAGGTGCAGCAGGATATGGTCCCCATGGCTCGGGTTCTTGTTTGTGTTGTTCATGGTCTTGTTCCTTGGTTTGTTTCTGGAGACGACGGGTCTTCTGGACGGAGATCCAATTGAGCACATCGAAAGAAGGACAGGTGGTCTTGTGGGATGCTACGTCCTGATGGCCCACAACTCGGGCATCGGGGTACTGACGGGTCAGAGCATCCAGGAGGTACTTCAGAGTCTCCCACTGGTCTTCAGTGAAGTTCTGTTCCGGGTTCCCTTCCCGGTCTTTACCTCCAATCAAACACACAGCTACACTCACCGAGTTCACACCCGGGCAGTGGTTTCCAGGGACCGTTTGGTGCCGCATGGAAACACAGGCACCATCACGGAGGATGACGTGGTGATAGCCACAGCAGAGCGCCCTTAGTTCCCGATGTTTCCTGTCGAGGGACAAGGCATCGAATGGGCGCCCAAGGGTATCTAGTTCATCTGGGTGGGTCTGGGAACAATGGATGACGATGAAGTCAGTTCTTAGACGGTTCCGAGACCCAAGCATGAGGGACCAACCTTTCCGCCCACGGGAAGCCGTACTTGGTTGACCAGTCAGCGTAGGTGGTTGGTGATAGTTTGTTGAGTTTGTTGGAGGCACGACCAAAGACGAAGCGGATGTCGAGGTCGGGGTTTGAAGCCTTCACCAAGCGCATCTTCTTCCGGTCTTCAGCCGTCAGGTACCCCTTGGTTTCAATCCGTATGCCATTGGGCAACACGAAGTCAGGGGTGTACTTGTGGTTTGAAGCGGGGATCTCGTAGTGCAGTTCTTCAGGCTCATACAAAACAGGAACGCCCTGGGCTTCTAGACCCAAGGCGACCTGTTCTTCGAGCGATGATTTGAAGACTGAACTACGAGCCTTAGAAACTCCCCGCGCTCTTCGACGGAACGCCATCAGCAGCCTCCACTGAAGGGACTGGAGTCGACTCAGCGACGTAGCCACCTTCTTCAACACCGAAGTTGAGGTCACTACCAAACTGACGGAGTTCGATCACCTGAACACCCTGAAGGCGGAACGAGACACCTGTCTTGCCTGCTCCCTCGTTATAGTAGGGCATCGGTTGGAAGCCGACCTTCAAGATAGACCCCCCACCCACCTGAACATTCGCAGGCTTGCCCAGACTATCAAAGATCCCAGGTTTGATCTCCTTCTTGACCTTCGTGATCTTGTCAATGTAGGAAGCATTGGCAGTGAAGGCGATCAGGAGACTACCAGTCTCAGTCCCCTCTTTGTCCATCTCTACTGCAAAGGGGAGGCCAGCATTCTCCACTTCTATGAGTTTGCCCTTCTTATCCTTCTTGCCCTTCGTAGCTTCCAAGGTCTGGGTATAGATAGCATCCGCCATCACCTGAAACTTAGCCAGGAAGGCTTCAGCCTCCTCCTTTGGGAGTCGGATCTTAGTCGAGTACTGACCAGCTTCGGGCTTCCACTTGAAGTCTGGTTCATTCAGTCGGGGGAAGACTGCCACGCCTTTGGGGCTGTAGACAGTTGGGATTCGTTTGGCTGCTGCCATGTTTGGTTCCTTGGTTGGGAAGTCCTTAGGATCTCCACTCTGGAGGTCTCTTGAAGGTCTTCTATTCCTTATGAAGTGGACGACAAGGGTTGTCTAATGACAAGTCCTATGCGAAGAAGTACTTAGATCGTAAAACACCCTGTATTTCTAACTTTCCAAAAGAAGGTGTCAAAGGGATCTTGGAGAGAGGGATGCCATTGTGTTCAGCCACACTGAGGCGGAAATCTTCCAGTACATTCCGAGTGGCATAGAGTCCCACAAAGGAAGTCCTTAGGCTGTCTGCAAGGGCTGCTGTGTCTGCTGCGTGTGTCCCATAAGAGTCATGGATCATTGCGAAGGACGTGATCCCCTGGTCCAGACTATCCCCCAATGTTTCCATGAGGGCTGAAGCGTCCAAGGAGTGGACGAAGTTAGGAGAGATACCCTGGGATTGACGCTTCCGGTCTATCTTTGGGATCTCACTTTGCATCCGCAGGCCATACCTCTTCCCTGAGAGGGAGATTTCGATCTGCTTACTCTTGTACTTTTGGTACCCCTGGACCACTGGGAACCCACTAGGGGTCGTCCACTGCATAGGAAGGCCACCATCAGAGGCTATCCGGCTGATATCCTGGAGCCACTTCATAGCCTCCTCAGCCTTCACTACCGTGCGACCGATAGCCCCGTGAATCTCCGTGGCCATAAAGGTAACGTTGCTGACTTCTTTTTTCAGGGGGATAGGAGCGTGGTTCTTTTGGTTCCTGATGTAGTAAAGGTCCCCTTCACTAACGCCATAAGCCATCGCAGAATCCCCCCGCAGGTTGGCAAGGTGATCATAGATGAACATCTTGTAGCCATAGGCAGTGGCCCCGTACGGGCGGGTCATTACACACCGCTTAGTCAGCTTGCGGTTCACCCCTGTCTGTTTCCAGAACATTGCCTGAGAACTCATGTCCAAGGCAAGGCGCTCAATCACGTGGTCAGCCACCGTCTGATAGATGTCACTGGGTTTGTCTGAGGGAATCAGGTTCACTGAAGCCCCTCCCACCTCGTCCCGCAGCATGGCGCTGAAGTGCTGGAGCCCATTGCAGCTACCATCAAGAGCTACGGGTATCTTGCTGACCCAATCAAAGCCACACTGGCTGAACCCATACCACTCAAAGCAGAAGGCGAGGAACTGCCACGGAGCGTCGGCCTTGGTCCACCACAGGTGATCCAAAGGGTTCTCAGCGGACTGGATGATCTGGTCCTCGTTCTCTACCACCCAGGTGATGCGGTCCTCGTAGCTTACCTTGTCCACACCGAAACAGTTAGCCCCGTGGACAGCCAACCAATCGACAGCGACCTGATCACCCAAGGGTTTCCCTTCGGCAAACCGGAGGAGGGCCTTGGCATGATCAGGCCCCTGGGGGTTCAAGAACATGGGCACAGCATACATGCGCCCTCTGAAGTCCATCTGGTGGGGAAAGTATATTGCCGCCTCATCCTGGAACTTGTCCGCAATTGAAAGGATCTTCGCGGTCTGAAGGATCTTTGAGGTTCTTCGGATGTTCTCTGTCTTCGCCTTGGTCAAAGCCCACTTCCAGACCCTCTTAGCCTCGGGGTTGGTGTCGATGTCATGGGGCTTAGGGGGTTCTTCAACCATTGACTTGGGAGGGGTGTCCCCCACCGCAACCCCGGAGTTCCAGAGTTCTCGGAAGACCATCAAGACCTCTGCGTTCACCTGCCAAGCGGTCCGTTGTAGCCCATTGATTGCCTTGTAGACCTTCGGGATCTCAAGGGCAGCAAGGTCCTCCAAGTACATCCGGGACCGGACCTTCACCATGCTCATCTGTGGGACTGCCTTGGTCAGGTAACCCCCATCCCAAGGAGTGGTCCAGTCCCGCGGAGGGACGAGCATCGGGAGCAATTCTGGCTGCATCACTGATCCACTAGCGTTCTTCTTTTTGACCCAATTAAGGACAGCCGGACTGGGGAGAATCACTAGAGGGTTGGACCTCTTTTTCTTTTCCGTGTGGTCCAGTGAGATGAAGCCCGTGGCCTCAATGAATAGCTCGATGAGCTTCATCCCCAGGTGAACCTTATCCTCCTTAGGCCACCCGCTCCAGTGAATGCCGGCTTTATTCATCGAGAAGACCAAGACCTTCCTACGGTACCCCGAGTGGTCTGAACGCTTGTCCAGGCTTCGCTTCAAGGTGCGATAGTAGGCCTTGTTCTTGTTCTCGAACTCCCTCATACGAACCTCATCCTCCAATGACCCACCGATCTTCAACGCGAGGGCTAAGGGTTCCTTCATCATCGACAAGCAATCCAAGACGGCCTTGCAGGTCTGGAATGCAGCAAGCTCGGGGTTGTTGATCACCACGAGATAGGGGATGGAGGTGTGGGTAGAGGACCCCATGGGCTTCTCGTGGTCCTTGAGCCACTTACGGACCAGCACAGACATGGGGAGAACAGCCTCGTCCAGGAGGACGGAGCCGTAGGGGGTCTCACTCTCACGCTTCCCGGCACGGGCATCAGCAATCATCTTCTCGAACCGGGCTGTACCGATAGAGCGCATGTCAAGCTCAAGGGCTGCTTGACGGTCAAGGAGGGCTTGGTTCACGAGAGTTCCTTTGTGAGTTTGGCACTGGCATCCCATAGTTCCAGGACACCACAGTCACAGTCGGCGTTTCTTCCAGTCAGGAGCCTCATACAGACTCCGCCGTGGTGGTTAATCTTATCTGCCAACCTCGCGATCTCCAGCAGCGCGGGGAGCGCGTGGATCGCAGCGACGATTAGCGCCGCGTCTTCACGCGAAACGGACTCCGCGACCTGACGGTTGCCAGAGGCGTAAATCGGCAAAACAGAGCTAGGTGAATAAGCACCGAACGGTGCCAGCCACCCAGCAGGCTTTGCCTTCGCCAGCAGTTCCGCCAAGTGGTCGATTTTGTTCATGTCGTTTCCTTCGGGGTCATGGGTTCCCCTTGTTCAGTTCTGCAATCAAGGCGTCTGCGGCGGCGACCGCGTAAGATGCTATGTTCGAGTCGGTACTAGTGGACCCACTGGCAAGAATCCCCTGCATCGCCATCGCGGCGAAGTGAGCGCGGACGGGGATGCCTGACGTGGCCTCTGCCCAGGTCCCATTCGCGAGAATAGTAGACGGCGGTATGGGAAAGGTGGAATCGTTGGGATTGATCATGTGGTGCTCACAGGTTAGGAGATGGTGTCAGTAAGAGACTGAAGGAACTTCACCCCCTTAGGGGTCACAACAACAACAGACTTGCCAACTGTCAACAACCAAGCGGGGACTATTGTGGGAGGTTGGGGTGGGGGAAGCGAGTCCGATGGTGTTGCGGGAGCCCCTTAGCCTTCGCCCATGCAGCCTCCCACCTCGCCACGAGGGTGCTCAGGTAAGCTAGTTCCTTTTGGGCAACCGCTAGTTCCTTCGCAAGTCCCCTCGCACGAGAGCGGCTGTACACTTCCTCTGCGAGCGATATTTCCAGGGACTCACGCAGGAACACCGGGTCGTTCTGCAAGGAGAGGATGTCTTCTTCCTCTTGCGTCGGCTTGGTATACTCAACGTGGTCATCGGGGGTCAGTTTGTTCATTTCATTCCTTCAATGTGTTTGGGAAGAGGGGAACCAGATCACAGCGAGGCGGCGTACACAAGCAGGGCGGCATCCCGATCAGCCGCCGTGGTGTACGGCCCGTGCTTGTCAACCCAAACCTCACACCAGAACCAGAACGCCCCCCCTTCTTCAAAACAGGGGTCATTGGGGGTCAGTTTGTTCATACACCCACCAACGTGAACAACTCATAAGTTGCGCCTCTCGTGTCCAGGCGTCCCCCTTGCAGGATCGGAATCCACTTCACAGCGAAGCCATCGTGAGCCTTGAACAGCTTCATCAGGTACATCCCCGCTGGGAACTCCACCTTCTGGACCTGCTCTTCCGGCCACTCATGGGCACTCAGCCACTCCATGAACTCCGAGTTTCCCACCTGCCTCTTGGTGTGTTTACTCAGCTTCAAGGTCCCAAAGACCTCCCAAGGAGTCACAGTCCGTTTCTTTTCTGCTTCTCGGTTCTCTCGGGCAATATCCGCTTCAAGCGGGGTCAGCTTGGGGGAAATAAGGGTGGAGCGAAGGGTTTCAGTGATGGTGTCCTGGAAGAAAAGGGAGGCTGAGGTGCCTACTGTGGTGGGGGTTTTGATGGGAGCGTTCACGATTGGACCTCAATTTTAACTCGGAGTGGGTAGACCTGAGATTCTGAAGCAATAACAACCTCGCGATTCGCGGGGAGCTTTGGGTCTAGGGTTTCCCAAACAAAGGCGAGGCCATTAGTCGTCTTTGAGAGAAGGCCAAACTCCTTATGCGTTGAGAAGAAGCAACCAGGAGGGAGGTCCTTGAAGGGAATAGCTAACTGGTCTTTCCGGTAGATGAGGGGCATGAAGATATGGGGGTTCACGATTGGACCTCAATTTTGACTTGGAGGGGGAAGACCATAGTCGAAGTGGACATAGAAACAGTGTCCCCTCTGAGAGTAGGTGAGTACAGACGGGAAGGCACAAAGCATACGGCCTTGCCCACCCCCGTCCGGATAAAAACGCCATCAGAACTCAAAGCGAAGAACTCCCCGTCTGAAAGGGTACAGAAGGGTCTGGGTTCCTCGGCAATCTTCGTGTGATAAGTTACTTCAGGCAGCACGGGTCACCCCACGTTTCCCCAAGTCCGCCTTAGGAGCCTTGGCCATCAAAGAGCACTCCAGTGCCCCAATGATAGCCTCAGTCTCCGTCAAGGTACCCTGGCTCAGCTTGTAGCGCAGCCGGGCAATCTTTGGGTTGGCTTGGATGGTCAAGGTCTTTCGGAAGGCCTCGGAGATGGTGCGCTTGTTGGCCGTGTGGTTCAAGCGAGCCTTCGGGCCAATCTGGAGGAACCCAAAGGACAGCCGGGTGGACTTGGGGTGGTGGTTGGTGGGGGCAAGCATTAGAGGGCTCCTTCTTTCTTGATTGGCATCTTGTCAATCTCGTTGGCAATAAACTTGAAGTCATATCCCTTGTCGTTTTTAGAGGCGAGGAAACCTTGTTGAGACTCCGAGAGCCCAAGTTTCAAGAGGTTTCTAAAGTCAAGGACTCCTCCACATTCGTTTTTGAGGTTGCACACTACGTCAGCAACCCCAAGACAGCAGTAGGTACCACGGACTTCCCAGTGGAGTGCCCGATGGCCTTGCTTGAACTTTCCGCTCCGTAGGGCGTCCGTCCACTTCTTTCGTCGAGCAAGGATGCGCTCCGTTTCTCTGGCACTGAAGGGGGATTTGGTGGGAGTTGTGGGCATTGGGTTCCTTTGGTGGTGGTTGGATGATAGGGGAGACTTGTTGTAGGACAAGGGGAAAGTTAGGGGGAATCTAGAAATAGAGTCAGGAAGGAAAGGGCACACACCTTGTCGTACACTTCACGGAAAGGGGCCATCTCCTTGAAATGCGTGTCCCGAGCAGGGATGGTTGCCTCGTCATACGCTTGAAGGGAGACGAAAGTCCCTTTGTCACTGACATGTGCTGCCCAGGCTATATCACAGACCTTACTGTATATGACACGGGAAGGGTTGACGCTTTCGGAGTACGCCTTCCAGGCAGCAATGCGCCCCTTTTCAAAAGCCACCAAGCAAGGCTTGGGGAGCATTTTGTAAGCCGCCCACTCCCAGTCGAAGAGGAGGCCGATACGCTCCACTAGCTCTGGGATGTGCTCGTCACCATAAGCTAACCCCTCGGGAAAGTGCTTGGCGAAGAGATCTCGTTGGGATTTACAGGCCCCCTTTTCAATGAGGAGGTCAAGGGTGATCATCTTCCGGCGGGGAGTAGTCATTGGGGTCCTTAGTTTTTACTCAAGGGGGACAACACAAAGATCACCAAGGCATAGGTGGCCCCGAGGAGACCAAGGAAGATCACAAGGGCTCGACCTGGGCGGAATAGCGTGGGCTCGTCGTCAGGGGTGGGGGGCTTGTTCACAGCTTAGACCTTCGCCTCGGGGTGATCCTTGGCGTAAGCCTCCTCGGCTTCATCAAGGGCCTCCGTCAAGTAGTCCTGAACGTCGGCTTGCATAGCAAAGAAGGCCTGGATGGTCTTTACCTTGTCCAGGCCTTCCTTCTTGACTACCTCCCCCAAGGCCTCGTTATCGTAGCACTCAGCGTAGGCTTCAGCGTTAGCGGTGTGCCTCAGGATGGTATCGTTGCCTGCGTAGTAGATGACCAAAGCGTCTCCATCGATAGCTTCGTGGAGTTTATCATGGAGAAGGTCATGGGCGTTGTCACGGTCGCCTTCTGCCTCTTCCATAGCTTCCGTGGCTATGTCAAGGGCGAGGCTTTTGCAGCCAGCGAAGTATTCGGCAGAGGTAAGATCGGTGCTCATGGCTTGATTCCTAGTGTGTGAGGGTTGTTGAAGGACAAGACTCTGGTCAGATTGTGTGTAAAAGACCGGTGTCATCTGCCAGCCCCCCCGCAATGTCATCAGCGACGGGCTTACAGAGGTCGCAAAAGCGAGTATAAGCGTCGGACTCTGCGTCCTCGCCACGTCCCGCTATGGCGTCACGCCCTCCCATTTTCTTCACGGCGCGGTCGAGGCGCGCGCGCGTGGTCCACCATCCGTATGCGCCATCCTCTATGTGGATGTGGATACCGTCATCATGATGTCTCACGGTGAGGGAGTCCAACATTTTGGCGGTCGTGATGGTGTCTTTGCTCATGGCTTGATTCCTAGTGTGTGAGGGTTGTTGAAGGACAAGACTCTGGTCAGGCTGAAACTTGTGGCCCCCCTTGGGCACCTGAGACGACAAAGGGGGCAAGACTGTTGTGGTTGAGTGAGTCCGCATGAGGTGCCATCCGTGGCTTGCGTGGTGGGAAGTGTTGTCGAAGGGGGAGGGGTTGCAAGCTCTATTTCCTTGTGAGCTATAGGTGTGCCAAAGGGGGAAAGGGGAGTGGAGGGGCTTGGAGTGGGGGGTGGGGGTTGGAGTGGCGTCTCACGACACCTGAGGGGACTGCGGGGCGCATGGGGGAAGGAGAGGGGATGTAGGAAGATGCAAGAGGGGCAACTTCTCTAGACCCGGTTGCCCCAGTATTGCGAATGCTCAAAGGGGATTTCCAGGCAACTGTGGCCCTTCATGCTCCCTTGACCTTGGAAGCGGGTTACATTTTTCCAATGGGTGTAGTTCTTAGCTAGCCAAGTCATTACCTCCCCCTTGTCGTCTACTACGTACAAGTCGGACTCGTGGCTTGAGAATTGATCGTCGGCCATACCTAGGACTAGCTGGATTCGGTTTTGGAGGCTCATGGTTTGGTTCCTTTGGGTTTGGGTTTAGTTGGTGAGGCAAGAGGGGCTAGACTTCCTTCTTCCCGATACGCACGTGCCACCCGTCGCCAATGTAGAGCACGCCGCCGTCATCGCAGTCCTCTATGGCGCTCACCGTTGGGATGTACTCCCCAAGGCAAAGATCATCCCTCCCGATGGCATTGGCTATCTCTGCGGCACTAAGCCACTCTTCCGAGACGCCAGTGTCGCCCCTTCCAGAGGTATGTGAGAAGCCAGTGATAGAGTATTTGGTGGACATGGTTTGGTTCCTTAGGGTTTGGGTTTAGTTGGGAGGCAAGATTGGTCAAGGGTGGATTGTGGCTCCCGAGGCTTCCAAAACCATTCCCACACCAGGAGAACCCATGGGCGGGGAATAGGTTCAGCGGGGGAGAAGGGAATGGGGCCGTCGGGGATGGAAAGGGACATGTGGGAGAAGCCGTCGCAGGGGTCCATTGATCACGCTCCCTGGGACAGGAGTTGAGCACACAGCATAGCGGCATCGATGTTACCCAGGCTGAGGTGCTGGATGTATGCGAGGACTAAGGGGTCCATGGGTTACCCTTTCAGGGTGGGGGTTGTGGGTGCTGGTAGTGCCGAAGGGGTACACCAGCTCGGGCGTGGACGATTGGTCCACTTGGGCTGGCGAACCATCTGGGACAGGCGGAGTTTGATGCGCTCAGTGAGCGGGCCGTATGCGTCAAGCAGGTCGGAGAAGGACCACTCTTGATCAGCGGTGAATTGGGCAAAGACACGCATGGGTGCCACCAGGAAGCCCCTATGGATTGCGGCTTCCTCCCTCAGGTCTAGGTGTCGCTCTGCAAGACTCCTCTGGTACCGTGAGCACCACAGGACGTGCCCGGCTCCCAAGGTGAAACGCTCCGGGCCACCATCTTGCCGATGCGCATAGCACCTGGGGAGCTCGCGTAGCTCTGCAAGGAGCATCTGGTCGCAGAGGTCTGCCGGGGGGATGGAGACGTTGATGCGGGTCATGGGTTAGCCCTTCAATGAATCATGATTGGTGCAGTAGAAGGCAATCTTATCATGGGGGAGAAGACCACACTCCGCGCGAACGCTATCAGTGAACCCTAGGGCAGCATCACGGCCACGGGAGAAGACGACGTATCCCAAGCTTGGACCTCTGACGAACCCGGTCACATCACTACGGTGGACGCTAGCTACATCCCCATACCGACAGGCTCCAAAGGCCTTCCGGGCTGCATTGGTGGCCTTGCGTTGCGTGGCGTGGATGGTGATGGTCGAGAGGGTCATGGGAGGGCCTTAGAAGCTGATGGTGGCAAGGGTGAACCCGCAGGACTCAAGGGAGGCCACGAGGTTTATGAGGTCGAGTTGAGCTTGCATGGCTTAGCCCTCTTCAATCACTGAGAGGACAGCCAAGGCCATAGCCAGGGCAGCAGACTGGCGCATGCCGTACTTAGCTTCCAGCTTGGCAGCTATGCGGACCGCAGTTAGGCCACAGTTGGCACAGGCTACGATCGTGGCAGTGATTCCGTTGATGCGGGAGAGGTTCATGACTAGGCTTCCTTGGGTGTCTCTTCTATGATAACACCCGAACCCTCATGACAAGGCTTGTCCTATGGTAACCTTCTACAACCCTTGGGCTGCAAGGGGTTACAGAGGGTGACCTTGAGTGACTATGAGAGGGCTAAGGTGGCCTTGAGTGACCTAAGGTGACTACAGGTGACCTAAATCAAAAAATACAGGTAATCACGCATCGACATTAGATGTAGCCAGCCCATCACCATCCGTCACATCCACGCATACTAGGGTGCATACGTGCCCCACTCCTATGCTCATATGATTGATAATATACCGTATGGTGTAGCACCGACCTAGTGCTGTCAACGACTTACAGCTTCCAAGGCATTATGTGTGCTCGATCCGATCATAAGATGCATGCGCAGGCGTCAACCATGGGCCTGCGAGGTGCTTTTCTGGGGTCGGGGGAGGGGCACGGGGGGAAATCGATGTCGAGCCATATCGATATACCCAAACGGATTTTTGGGCAAAGTTGAGGACCCCTTCTCAGGGGCACCCAACCTTCCCAAAGGACCCATCACCCCTTATTGCAACCGAAGTCCCAAAGGACCCATAGTGAACATTGGTTCCACTGAGTCCTCCTGGGTCACCGTAAGGAACCCCTCTTGGACCTTCGCGTCCACCAGGGGGCTCTTCAGGTCCCCTTGGGTCACACGGGCACCAAAGGTATTCGCATACCGTTTGTACCAAGCGTCCACAGCCAGTTCCAGTGAACCGAAGTAACACTTACGTCCAGTAGGGAAGAGAAGCACTACGCCGATTCCAGGGAGGGTATCCAGGTAGGTCTTAGCTCCACCATCAAGGTGGGTCTGAGAGGCTTGCTTCCTCTCCTTATGGATAAGGCGGGTCCGACAGGCTTTAGCCCGGGACTCAGGTGAGTTGAGTAGATCGACTTGAGAGATAGACATAGAAGGCCTTCCAGTCCTTGCTGACTCCAGCAAAAACAGAGGATGAGGGGGAGGGGGTGCCCAAGGGTACCCTAGAGGGTCCGAGGGCTTTATTCGTGGAGAGAATAGGGAGTAGGATCAGGGGAGGGGTCCATTGTGAATAGACACCCTAGGTACCTATAAGTCACAAGTGGTTACCATTGCTACCCTTAGGTCTCTATATGTTACCTAGGGTTACTCTTACAATGGTGTTTGAGATAAGACCTAAGTACAATAGAGAATAGAGCTTATACCTAGTAATAGTAACTTTAGAGAACCTTAGATAAGTTTAAGGTACCCTAAGGTTACTATTAGTTAACTATAATGATCTAACTATATAGAGACTCTCTCTTGATGGTCAGTCAAAAGAGAGGGTGGAAAGTGATGTAAGAGCTTGTCTACATCCAGGTTAGGTCAGAAGAAGGGGTCCTTCCCCCGAACAAGGTTGAGGTAGCAGATTTGATGAACGATTTTAGTTGTAAGTCGATGTCTTTGGATCTAGAATCAGCAGCAGCTTTGGCAGTATCTCTAGACATAGAGTCAACCCAATAGCCAGTAGCCATAGCCAGAGCTTCAAGACGGTCATCCTTGACTAGGGACCCACGATCTTTGGTGATCCTGGTCATCTGGAAGAATGCCTGATAGACATGACCACGACTACCATATGAGTCATTGTCTGTAGAGCGGTAGTCTTCTTCCACCACTCTCCGATCAACTACCAGACGATGCTGGTTGAGGACTGGTTCAAGGGTGTCAATGATGCGCTTCTCCTTCTGGCCTGTGTGATGGATCTCCTCCACAACACAGGGATGGATACGAGCAAGGTGAGGCTGGATCAGCTTGGTGAACATGCCATCACCGAAGTTCTTCTCAATGAGTGTCAATTTGACATCATGCTTCTTAGCTAGCTGGGCAAGGAAGACGAGGTTGTCATCTCCATAGCCTCCCCTTAGGCCACCAAGGGCCACCAGGAACAACATACCAAGGTGAGCCTTGACGACCGCATAGCCCACTTCATCCCCACCAGAGCCTGCTGGATCGATTGCCAGGACGCATCCGGTGTAGGGGGACCATTGATCCCTTGAGAGGGTCATAGGCCTGTAGTAGTGATCACCAGTAAGACCAACCTGAGGGAGGTCTTGCCAGATGAGGTCGGGGCTGGAAGCCCACACCAGGAGGTCTGGGGCCAGCTTGGGGTTCAAGTCCATCACAATGAGATCTGAGAGCTTCAGGGGGTACCTGAGGGCATCTGAGAGGCTTGTGTCCAACATGAACTGTAGAGCGAAGCCTGTGCGACCATAGGAGGCCTCACGGACCATAAGGTCTTCATTGGAGAACCGCCTGGGTTCTGTGGTGAACCCAATGATCCCTCGGTCAGCTTCGATAGCCTTGGAGATGATCGGGGACAGGCGGTCCCCATAGGTCTTCCTGATAGCCTCCCTGGAGGGGTAGCGGGCTGGCCAGATGCGAGTTGAGTACCCACGGGTCTGGAGGACGTTGTAGATGGAAGCCTCGGTCTGAGGGGTTCCTAGGTACACTACGTCGCCCCCTGGTTTCAAGATCGCATCGAACTCCTTGACGGACTCAGCGAGCTTATCTCGCATCTGTTGAGTCAGGGAGTTGTTGGGGATCTCAATGTCATCAGGGACGATGAGGTCAGCACGGGAGCCCGCAAGCTGGCCTGTGATGCCTACTGAGCGGACTGAGGGGTCCTTGGATTCCTTGGCAGGGCCTACGTCGAACTGGATCTTAGCCTCACGCTGGCCACTCTTCGGTTGAAGATGGGCTAGCTCGGGCATGCCGTTGATCAATTGGAGACAGAAGGTTGTGAAGTTGTCAGCAGCCTGCTTGGAGGCTGAGACCACGAGGATCTTCAGTTGAGGGTCACAGTACAGACGCCAGAGCACATAGGCCACAGTGACCCAACTTTTGCCAACGCCTCGGAAGGCTTGGATGATTCGTCGCTTGGGGCCGTGCTGAAGGAAGCTGGCAATGTCATACTGGATGGGGGTCGGAGTCGGGAGGCACAAATACTCCCACACTACGAACAGAAACAACCTGAAGTCCCCTTTGAGGGGGTCAGAGTTCACGCAGAGCGCACCGAGATGCCCATAGGCAGGGTGAGGATCTTATCTTCCCCATCCAGGTCTGGGAGCTTGCGGACGAGATCCCCGGCCTTGGAGCCAGGGGTGACCATCAGCTTGATCCCAGCATCACGGATGTAGTCCGCAGCTACCTTCATCTCTGAGGCCGTTGCGGTTCCATCGGTGACCTTCTTCAGCAGCAGGTCAAGGAGACCATCTGCAAGAGCACCCACACGGACTTCCGTGCGGGGTTCGATAACGATTACGCTGTCAGGGATTCCTTCAGCCATTCTAATGCCTTTCCAATCTGTGAACCGAGGAGGCCCATAAAGGCCCCCACGGTTGCGATGATAGTGTAGACCTTGAAGCGGGTTTGCTCCAAGGAGGTGATACGGGGTTCAAGGGCTGCACAGAGTTCTTTGATCTCTGAGGTGTCCTTGAGAACAGCACTCATCTGGGCTTTTAGTTCACCCAGATGGTATGAGAGAGTCTTGGTCGGGTCGGAGGCCATTACAGGTTGCCTTCGCTGACCCATGTACCGGGGTTGCCAGCCACTGTGCAAACCCAACCCTTGGGGTTACCGACCACGGGGGTCAGTTGCTGGGAGCGGTCCCCAATCACCCATGTACCAAGCGTAGGGGCAGCAGCGGACTGGAAGTAAATCTTGTCGCCGTAGCGTTGGCCGATGACCACCACGTCTGATCCAAGAGCGGCACCGGAGGCCTTTGTAGTGTGGCCCACAAAGACGTTGTCCTGTACCGGAAGGACTGGAGCGGTAGTAGTTCCAGCCACCATGATCCCGTTCGTGCATAAGTTGAAGTGGTTCCGGTCGATTACTTGAACCAGAAACGTTCTCCCTGCCAGATAGTTGGACTGATACACACCGTGGTAGAACGACACCACGTGGTTGTCGGTCACGATGATACGAGGGTTGTGAGTCCACTTGATGCCACAATTCGTCGCAGCATTCGTTGCAGCATTGCTACCGGTCAAGTGGTTGCCAATCACAAAAGTCGGCTGGGTGCTCGACTGGTAGTTCATGTCAATGGCTGGCGAGGTAGTGTTCAGCCGGATGCAGCGGTTGTTTTTGATTATGTGGTTACCGACAGCTACTTCACCGGCAACGGGGTACCAGCCAATATCAGACCGCACGCTGTCCGTGATGACGTTGTTGTCGAGCGTTACGTTCTGAGCGTAACCACCAAGAACGATTCCATGACAACCGCTCCTGCGGATGACATTGCCGGTCACAAGCGTATTGCCCCGTACGGCGACTTGTCCAGCGGTGGCGGGGCTCACTCTGATGCCAGCGTTTGCGAATTCGGTATCATAGGTGAAGTCGTCAACGGTGTTGTTTGCGACCAAGTCACCTTTGCCCTGCGACGCAATGTAGATTCCTGCGCAGAAGGTTGGCTCAATTGGATTGACCCCATTCAACGAGCATTGATTGTTCGTGATCAGCACCGTGCCGGTCGGAGCAGTGGCGGACTGGTAATAGATACCGCTCTGGCGGGTGTTCCGGCAGATGTTTCCTGAGACGATGTAGCGTCCAACTCCGCCGTTGTATCCAACGACAATTCCATGGCGACGTTGCAGACTTCCACTAGCAACCTCAGCCCACGTGGAGGCATTCAGGGTAACGCAAATATTGTCAGAGACGGTGATGTCATGATCGAAGCCCAAGGCGTCTACATAGATACCTTGGCTGTTGTTGCTGAAAGAGCGGTTGTTCGTGATGATGCCTCTGCCGCCGTCAGACCCGGAATAGGCAATGATGTCCGCAGCGGTGTCGTTGCCGTATTTATTGTCCCACAGTATATTTCCTGCGATTTCGTAGTTTACGGCGTTCTGTAGCTGTATGCCATTGAACTCAAACCCGCTAATGAAGCAGTTTCTGACGGCACAATTACGCACTGACAGAATGAAAACACCATTGTTCTTGGCGAAGGAAACGCCACCAGAGGATAACCCATCGCCTTCAATGTTGAGAGCGTCCAAGACGCAATCATTGCTTAGATCAAAGACGTTCTGTTCCCGCGCCGTCTGCTTGATTCGGGACTTGAGCCCATCACCCCTGACAGTCACGCCAGCCGGAACTGAGATGGTTCCAGTCAGCCTGTAATAGGAGGACGTGCCCGAGATGTAGAGAACCTTCCCGTTGACCCCTGCTGCTGTTGCAGCGTTCTGGATGGCGACAGTGTCATCTGTAGCTCCATCGCCAACGGCACCATAGTCCTTGGCGTTGATAGCATCACCAAAGCGCGCCGAGAGATCCCGGCGAGAGGCCCCAAAGTCCGAAGCAACCGTTAGATCATCAATAGAGCGCGCGGTCGGGGAGGCTGAGCCCGCCGTGTCATTAGCGAGTACAGTACGTACTGCTTGAAGGGCCAGCTTCACTGGGGTCACCGCGGCATCCTGAAGGTTACTCGTAGCAACACTCAGGTCCGTGAGGACATTATCCAAGTAAGCGTCTTCCTGTTCCTCAGCGATGTACCGTGCCTGGAGGCCCTGAGTGTTCAGGTCATCCATCACAAGGCCCGCACTGTCAGCGAAGGTCACCAGCGCCGCTCTAGGCGTATAGCGTTTGATCTTGACGTTCGCCGTACCAGTTACGGGGGCGGTCGTACAACGGACACTGGTGGTACTAAGCCACGTAAAGGGGACGGAGACTCCCGATACCTCCACAGTCACATGGGACTGCAAGAGGTACGGTTTGACCACCGTGAAATCGGTGATGGCCCCATTACCATTGTAAAGGGTGTAAGAGTTGGGCACTGGGTATCCTAAGGACCCCAGTTGCCTGGGGGGTTATTTTGGTATGAGTTGGTTGATGAGAGATTGAATACGGTCAGGGACAGCCCGACCTTTATCGGTGTAGGCCTCAGCCTGCTTGTTGGCTCTGAGTTGCTTAGCGACCTCAGGGAACTCTTTGAGAGTCTCTTGCTTCGCTCGCTCACGGTAATAGGTGATCTCTGCCCGAACCTCTTGGAGGGTCTTGGGGTCATCAGTATTAGCGAGGGCATCAGGTTCACTGGAGCGCCACTTGGCGTACCGAGGCGAAGCTATGAGGATACCAAGGGACTCTTTGAGCGTGGAGCGTCCCACCCGGAAGGTGGTTAGCTGCTGTTGCCAGCGATCATAGAAGTCTTGACCCTTGGCGTTCTTGACCTGCGTGAGGTCAATACCATCCAAGACCTTCCCAGGGGGGCTGAAGGCATAGTCAAGGCGAGCTAGTTCCAGCTTGACCTTATCATCAGTCTGAGTCGAGGAGAAGAACGGAGAGATGGCATCGGGGCCTAGGGCCTGACGAGCCGTTATTACTTCCCCGAAGACATTGCGTCGGGGGGAGAGCGTCTCAGAGAAGCCCGGGAGCCTCTTGTAGATCGCATCCATGACCGAACGGACTTCACGTTCGTAGGGGTCATTGGCTCCTACTGCTGTTGCAATGGAGTTGACGCCTGCGGGGACATAGGAAGCTACACGATTCCTGAAGAAGGACTCAGTGACTGAGCCTTCAGGGCTCCGAATAGCATCCATGAACTGTGCGAGACCCTTGAGGTAGGTCTTGCTTGTGACGTTATAGGCAACGGCAGACACCATAGA